CATATAATGCCTTCCATATAGAAAGACAAGATGGTTTTGATCCTGATAGACCTGCTGATGTAAGATACAGATTTGATCCTGATGGAATTAATCAATCTTATGGACAATATACTGTACCACAATCAAGCTATCAAAACAATGATAATGATAAAGCTATTTATTTTGATAATTATGAAGTAGCCCATTTTAGACTACTTTCAGATACTAACTTTTTACCATATGGTAGATCATATCTAGAACCAGGACGTAAATTATTTAAACAATATACAATGATGGAAGATGCTATGTTAATTCATAGAATTGTTCGTGCTCCTGAAAAACGTATATTTTATATAAATGTTGGAAATATTGCACCTGCTGAAGTAGAAAACTTTATGCAAAAGACAATATCAAAAATGAAACGTACTCCTTATATTGACCAAGAATCAGGTGATTATAACTTAAAATATAACATGCAAAATCTTTTAGAAGATTTTTATATCCCTGTAAGAGGTAATGATCAAGCTACTAAAATAGATAATTTAGGTGGTCTACAGTATGATGGAATCCAAGATGTTGAATATTTAAGAGATAAATTGTTTGCTGCTCTTAAAGTACCTAAAGCATTTATGGGTTATGAAAAAGATTTAACTGGTAAAGCTACATTAGCAGCTGAAGATATTAGGTTTGCTCGTACAATTGAGCGTATACAAAGAATTATAGTTTCGGAACTTACAAAAATTGCATTAGTTCATTTATATGCACAGGGCTATAAAGATGACGCTTTAGTAAATTTTGAACTTTCATTAACTAATCCTTCTGTAATTTATGATCAAGAAAGAGTAACATTAATGAAAGAAAAAGTTGATTTAGCTAATCAAATTTTAGATAATAAATTAATGCCTTCTGATTTTGTGTATGAACACATATTCCATTTAAGTGAAGATGAATATGATGAGTATAGAGGATTAATTGCTCAAGATGCTAAACGTAAATTTAGAATAAATCAAATTGAAAATGAAGGTAATGATCCACTTGAAACAGGTAAATCATATGGTACACCTCATGACTTAGCTTCATTGTATGGTAGAAATAGATACGATAATGGAGAAGTACCTGAAGGGTATGATGAGGATAAAGAACCATTAGGCAGACCAAAAGAAAAAGTATCTAATAGAAATACACAAGATAATGCTCTTGGTAAAGATAGAATTGGAGCTGTTGGAATGAAAAAAGATAATGATGCATCTGATTCAATAAAACCTAATTATAAAGGTGGGTCTCCTTTAGCACTTGAAACAAAGAAAAGACGAAATAAAAACTCTAAAATGTTTAATGACTTAAAAAATCAGAAAAAACAAATGATATTTGAAAGAGAAATTAAAGGAAATTCCCTATTAGATGAAGATCAAATACAAGAGTAATAAATTTTTATATATTTATAAATAAATAAATTGTAAAGGAATGCAAATTAAACATTCAAAGTATAAAAATACTGGTATACTCTTTGAACTTTTAGTACGCCAGATTACTACTGATACTTTAGAAGGCAAACCCTCTCCAGCAAAAGATTTATTACAAAAATATTTTGTAAAGTCTGAATTAGGTAGAGAGTATAAATTATATGAGTCTCTTTTAGCTAAAACTACTTTAACTGAATCAAAGGCTAATGTTGTATTATCTACATTAGTAGAATCTTCTAAAAATTTAAATAGAGGAGCTTTAAAAAGACAAAAATATAATCTTATAAATGAAATAAAAAAGAGTTATGATTTAACTAAATTTTTTAATCATAAACTTCCTAATTATAAACCTTTTGCAGCTTTCTATACTCTATTAGAATTAAATAACTCCCCTAAATCATCCCCTAATCAACTTATCCAAAATAAAGTTACTATTTTAGAATACTTAACAGTAGCTTCTATCAAAAAGGATAAAGTTAGAGATGAAGTAATGGAAGAAGTAAATAAATCTGATAAAGATACTAAGTTACTTACTTATAAAATATTAATGGAAAAATTTAATGGTAAGTATGATGAGTTAGCTCCTAAACAAAAAATAATTCTTAAAGAATATATTAATTCAATTGATAATGCCCCTCGTTTAAAGGAATTTTATACTACTACTATAACAAGTATAAAAAAAGATCTTAAAGAATTAAATAAAAATACTAAGAATAAGGTTACCAAAATTAAAATTAATGAAATTGTTTCTTTAATAAAAGTTCCTACAAAAACAACTAAACTAAAAGATAATGATTTAGTTGATCTATTACAGTATTGTGATTTAGTAAATGAGTTAGAAACTGCTAATGGAAAGAATTAAAGAAATAATAAAAAAGAAATTAAAAGAAATGTCCGCTACTAATCAAGGTGGCGCTTCTTTTACCCCAGGTGAAGGGGCTAATTATGCTACTCCAACAGTTTTTAATAAAAATAAAAACGCTAAAGGAGCTAAGAATATTTATTATTATAAGTTAGGGTTTAAACCTGTACCTAAAATTAAACCTAAATCTTATGATATAAAAAAAATATTTGAAGAAGAAAAGTTAAACGAAATGAATGATTTTCAGAAAAAACGTTTAGCTGGTTTAGATGAAATTGAAAGATTAATGAATGAAATAACACCATTAGTCTCTAATGCTAAAAACGATACCATTGAACTATATGGTGGAAACGCTGGTTCATATGATATTACACAACCAATAGAAATAGTTAAAAACTATTTACAAGAAATAAAAGAACTGTTAACAGAAAAATAAATGAAAAAGACATTACAAGACCAGTATTTGTTAATTAAAGAAGGTAAAGGCCATAAAGACGTCTTTATTAAGGAAGCTAAACAACAGTTTCCAGGATTAATTCGTAACGCTGCTACATACACAGAAGTAGCAAATGTTCTTAAAACTAAAAACATTATTAATGAAAATGTTATTGGTTTAGAACCTATTAATCAATTACAATCTTCTAAAAAAGAATCATATGAAGTAGCTTTTGAAAACTTTTTAGCTGAAGCAAAGAAAGAATATTTTGATGATGAAAAAGCTGAAGTTAAAAAACCTTCAAAACAAGTAGAAGAAGATGCTGAAAAGAATTTTGATTATGAGGATAAGAAAAACCCTGATAATTTAATTTTTGATCAAATCATGAAAGGATACTACACTGAAATGAAGGATCCTAAAAATGAAAGTAAAACAATGGAACAGTTAAAAGCCATTGTAATTAAAAATCTTGAAAAAAACCCTACATATTATACTGAAAAAGGTCAGTTTGGTGTAAAAGATTTAGGATATACGATGGACGCACCTGGTTTAGGTGAGCCAAAAGAACCTAAAGGTAAATATAAATCTTCTGGATATGGTAATTTAAAAGAAAATAAAGAACCAATTAATGAAGAAGACCAAGTTCGTAAAGTAGTTCGTTCTATAATTAATGAAGAATTAAATGAAATGGATACTACTAAACCTGGAGATGTAATAATGTTTAGAGGTGAAAGTATGAAAGTGGTAGACATTGATGATGTAGGCAATCATAAACTAGAAGATAAAACAGGAAGAGTTAGAATGTTTAACTTATCTCAAATTAAACAAGGTACATTTACCCCTGAAAAAAGAGAAATTACTACAGTTGAATTAAATGAACAAAAAATTAAAAAAGTAATTAGAGAAAGTGTAGAAAAAGAATTAGCTGAAATTAATAAATTAGCTGAATACGAAGTATTTGAATCTAAACTTGAAAAAATTGCTGAATTAATTGAAAGAAAAAGTGCACGTCTTAATAGATTAGATGAAGATGAAGATTTAAAAGCTTTAACTGATAAAAAGAAAGTTAAAGAACTTCAAAAAGATATTAAAAAATTAGAAAAAGCTAAAGCAAAAATTGAAAAAGCACTTGCTAAAAAAGCTAAATCTACTCCAAAGAAAAAAGAAGTAATTGATGAAGATGAACCAATTTCTGAAGTAGCAAGTGAAGATGCAGAAGCAACCTCAACTGCAGCTGGTGAAGCAGCAGATGAATTAGAAAGAGCTGCTGATGCTGCAAAAGAATTAGATGATGCACTTGAAGAAGAAATATCTGATGACTACACAGAAAATGAAATTAAAGCTCTAGATATAGCAAAATCAGCATTATCTTCATCCCCTAGTTTAGATATGTCATCTTTAGCAAAAACAATTTCTCAAAAATTCCCAGGTGAAGAAGATCGTATAGAAAATACTTTAATGGGTTATGATTTTTACTCTAATATATAATCATGAACAAAGAACTCTTAATAGAAACTAGACAATTTAAACCAAGTCCTGTTCGACTTGTTGAAGGATTAAACAGAGGTGGAAATATTTTCGTTGAAGGTATTTTAGCAACTGTTGAGGTTAAAAATGGTAATGGTAGATATTATAAAAAAGAGTTATGGGAGCGTGAAATTTCAAACTTCCAAAGAAAAATTGATCAAAAATCAACTGAAACATGTGGTGAATTAGATCACCCTGATTCTCAAGTAATTAACTTAAAAAATGCTTCTCATGCTATTAGAGACATAAGATGGAGTGGAGATGAAATTTTAGGTACAGTTGAAATATTTTGTGACCCAGGAGATAAAGGAACAGCATCAGGACGTATAGCAGGTGCTTTAGTTAAAAATGGTTTAATTATAGGTATTTCTTCTCGTGGAATGGGTTCATTAAAACAAATGGGAGAAGTAATGGAAGTACAAGATGACTTTGAATTACTTACTTGGGATTTAGTATCTAACCCATCTAACCCAGATTCTTGGATGAAAAATGGTCAATTAAATGAGTCTAGATCAACATACCTTCACTCATATGCACGCACTAATGCAATAGTAACTGAAATATTGTGCGCTAAGGGGACATGCCCTGTTATTTAATGCGACTTTAACTCCTCCTCATATATGTATATGAGAATATGCCACGATTCTATGTGGCATCGCAATTAATTATTCTATTACGTTTTTTATAATAAACGTACTTTCCCAACAAAATAAAAATTTAGGAAAATGGCAACTAACAGAGATTTGCTTAAAGAAGCAATCGCAGATGCTAAAGCCGTAAAAGAAATGGCAATAGCAAACGCTAAGACAGCTCTAGAAGAAGCTTTTACACCTCGTTTAAAAGAGATGTTATCTGCTAAAATCCAAGAAATGGATAAAGAAGATGATGATGTTAAAGAAATGATGTACGATGAAGACGATGATTCTAAAAAGATGGAAGAAGAAATGAAATACGAAGAAGATGATTCCAAAATGGAAGAAGCTATGGAGTATGAAGAAGATGATTCCAAAATGGAAGAAGCTATGTATGATGAAGACGATTCTGTAGACGAGATGAATTTAGAAGAACTTTTAGCTGAATTAGAAGAAGAAGAAAAAGGTGAAGAAAAAGTGGATGAAGGAAAAAAATCCGATGAGGATAAAGAAGATGTTAAAGAAGGCATGTACGAAGAAGATGATGACATGGCTGATGATGACATGGATGAAGAAGGAGAACCACTTGATCTTGAAGACATGACTGATGAAGACCTTAAGAAAATGATCGAAGATGTCATCGCTGACATGATTGATTCAGGGGAACTTGAAGCAGGTGAAGGCGCTGAAGAAGAAGGTGAAGAAATGGAAATGTCTGATGAAGAAGAAGATGTTGATTTAACAGAACTACTTAAAGAAATCGAAGAAG